CGTTAAAAATAAAATCACAAGAAGATTATCAAAATAATTACACAAGTTCAACAGGATGGTTCTTTGCTTCTAAAGAAGCAGGATCTTGGGCTAATGGATTAAAAGTTTGTGTAATTGATAGTGCTGCAGACCAAAGAGTTTCTATTGGTACTTTTGGTTTAGCTGTAGGTTATGCTATGACTTGCGGAGTCAGCACTTCATATGTAACTTCTTCAGGAACTGTAGAAACTTTCAATGGATACATCAAGGGAATTATTACAAAAGTTAATGTTGGTAGTGTGGATGTAAAAATTGTAAGTAGACATGATTCAACTACCGGATTAAGTACTTCCGTTTCATATCAAACAAATGGACTCAATAAAATATTTCAACAACCAGAAGGTGAGGGAAGTATTTACTATCAAGTCTTTAATAATGTAGGAACTGCTACTTCCCTAGAGAAGTTTAGAATTTCTAATGCAGCTACAATCGGAATCGGATCTACTGTAGTAGCAACTACCGCTTCAATATCAAATAATGTTGAAGTTGGTGATTTAATTCAATCACTGAATAGTACATTTAAAGCAAGAGTGGTTGGACTAGCAACTGGTCAAATCATCGTAGATACAGTTTCTCCTGTTGCGCTTGCAGCTACAACTTTAGTTGTAACCTATGTCAGAAATTCTATAGATGGAACTTTAAGTAGAGGTGAGGGGTTACTTCCTAATAGTGATCTTAATTCAGTAGTCGATTGGTATGATCAACAGACTTTAGGATTAACTAATTCTACTGTATTTTGGAAAAACATTGCTCCTAGACCAGGAACATCTCAGTATACCGACTCAAGAAATGGAAAAAATGATGAGGTACACGTAGTTGTAGTCGATGATAGTGGATCCGTTTCTGGAATATCTGGTAACATTCTAGAGAAATTTACCAATCTGTCAAAAGCTACAGACGCCAAAATTACTCCAAGTGAAAATATTTACTATAAGACATATATTCAAAATAATTCAGAATATATTTACGCTGGCGAAGTAGATGCTTTACTTTCTCCTTCATTCACATCCCTGGATGGTTATGTATTATCCAGTGGAGGGTCAATCGCTTGGGGTCAGGAAGCAAATTCAACTACTTTTGGACTTTCTGGTGCAAAAACTTATTCATTACAAAATGGCCACAACTATGGAGCTGGTAATGGATATTCTGTGAGTCTGGCAAATATCCTAAGTTCTTATGATATACTATCAAACCCAGCAGAATATAATATAAACTTTATTCTCGGTGGTCCAAGTGGTGGAGAAACAATCTTTGATTCTCAAGCAAAAGCAAATAAACTTATTTCCATTGCAGAATCAAGAAAAGATTGTGTAGTAACCATATCCCCACACAGAAGTGGTGTTGTAAATGTAACCAATAGTGATACCCAAACATCGAACATAATTAATTTCTACGATTCAGTATCTTCAAGTTCTTATGCAGTATTTGATTCTGGATTCAAATACATGTTCGATAGATTTAATAATCAGTTTAGATATATCCCATTGAATGGAGATATTGCTGGACTCATGGCAAGAACATCTATTAATAATTATCCATGGTTCTCCCCAGCAGGAGCTGCAAGAGGAACTATCAACAATGCGGTTAAACTTGCATACAATCCAAGTCAAGGTCAAAGGGATCTTCTTTATCCTAAGAGAATTAATCCAGTTATTTTCTCTCCTGGATCCGGAATTATTCTTTTTGGTGATAAAACAGGACTTTCTTATTCATCAGCTTTTGATAGAATAAATGTTCGTCGTCTATTCCTAACCATCGAAGAGACCATTGAAAGAGCTGCAAGAGCCCAACTATTCGAATTCAATGATGCTGTAACAAGATCAAACTTCTTGAATATTGTTGAACCATATCTCCGTGATGTAAGGGCAAAGAGAGGTATAACAGACTTCTTAGTTATTTGTGATGAATCCAATAATACTCCAGATATTATTGATTCAAATCAATTTAGGGCTGATATTTTTGTAAAACCAGCACGATCAATTAACTTTGTTGGTCTAACTTTTGTTGCTAACAGAACTGGAGTTAGCTTCGAAGAGATTGTCGGAACCGTTTAATTCTTTAAGATAAAACATCAATCCCTACCGAGGTAAAAACAATGGCTGCACAATTTTCAAATACATCAACCTTTCAACAAAGAACTCTAGAAGATTTTAAATCAAAACTAATTGGTGGTGGTGCTAGACCAAATCTATTTGAAGTAGAACTTGGTTTTCCCACATTCGCTACTGGTAATGACACTACTATCTCAGAGTTATCTAGATTTATGATCAAGGCAGCTAACTTGCCAGCTTCAAATGTTGGAGTAATTGAAGTTCCTTTTAGAGGAAGAAATTTAAAGATAGCTGGAGATAGAACCTTTGATGTGTGGACTATTACAATAATTAACGATGTTGATTTTAAATTAAGAACAACATTTGAAAAGTGGATGAATGCAATCAACAAACATGATGATAACTCTGGTTTAATTAATCCAGCACAGTATCAAAGAGATGCTATAGTAAAGCAGTTTGGAAGAGCTTCTATCCAAAATGCTACTGGAAACGTTGCTGATCCTGCAATTACAATTGGAACGACATTACCTGTTCTAAAGGCTTATAAGTTCTACGGAATATTCCCAACTTCAGTAAGTGCGATTGACCTTTCCTATGATTCTGCTGATACAATCGAAGAATTTACTGTAGATTTACAAGTTCAGTGGTGGGATGCTCTCGATAATGGTGGAGCTTCACAATTATCTACTACTGAGACCCCAACTGCGGAACTCTAATAAATAGTAGAAACTAGTTCACCCTTGAATAATGCCTAAATTATTTGGTTTTAAAATCCAAGATTCGGAGGACGATAGATCTAAAAAGTCTATCGTCTCTCCTGTTCCGGAGAATCAAGAAGATTCTTCGGACTTTTATGTGTCTAGTGGATTTTATGGACAATATGTTGACATTGAAGGAGTTTATAAATCAGAATATGATTTAATTAAAAGATATCGTGAAATGGCTTTACATCCAGAGGTGGATGGAGCTATAGAAGACGTTATAAATGAAGCAATAGTATCTGATCAAAATGATTCTCCAGTACAAATAGACTTATCGAATGTACCCGCTTCAGATAAACTCAAAAAAATTATTAGAGATGAGTTTATCTATATTAAAGAAATTTTAGATTTTGATAAAAGATGTCATGAGATTCTAAGAAATTGGTACGTAGACGGTAGAATTTATTATCATAAAGTTATAGATTTAGAAAAACCACAAGAAGGAATTAAAGAAGTAAGATATATTGATCCTACAAAAATTAAACTTGTAAGAAAAATTAAAAGAGATGGAAAACATGTTTTGAATCCATCTTTTATGGTTACTGATGGTAAATCAGGGAACGTTAGTATGAGCACTCCCGAAGTGGAAGAATTTTATGAATATGATCCAAATACTAGGGGTGGTCAAAGAACAAGTACTTTTAAGAGTGGTGTAGGTGGCGCTGCAAGAATTTCTAAAGATTCAATCACATATGTACATTCCGGTCTTGTAGATAGGAATAAACAAGTTGTTCTTTCATACCTACACAAAGCAATCAAAGCTCTCAATCAATTAAGAATGATTGAAGACTCTCTTGTTATATACAGATTGTCTCGTGCTCCAGAACGTCGTATCTTTTATATTGATGTTGGCAATCTACCAAAAATTAAAGCGGAACAATATCTCCGTGATGTCATGACTCGCTATCGCAATAAGTTAGTTTATGACGCCAATACTGGAGAAATTCGTGATGATAAAAGAATGATGGCAATGCTAGAAGATTTCTGGCTCCCTCGCCGTGAAGGTGGTAGAGGAACTGAAATCTCTACTCTTCCAGGTGGGCAAAACCTTGGAGAACTTGCTGATATTGAATATTTCCAGAAGAAACTTTATAGAGCTCTTGGTGTTCCAGAGTCTCGTTTGGGTGGAACAGGTGGATTCAACCTAGGCAGATCTTCAGAGATTTTAAGAGACGAAATTAAATTTACTAAGTTCGTCGGAAGAATGAGAAAGAGATTTTCTCAACTATTCATGGATATGTTAAAGACTCAACTTATCCTCAAAAATATTGTAACTCCAGAAGACTGGAAAATTCTTTCCGATCACATTCAATTCGATTATGTTTATGACAATCACTTTGCAGAACTAAAAGAAGCAGAATTGATTCAAAACAGACTCAATGTTCTTGCAGTTGCTGAACCATACGTTGGGAAATATTTTTCTGTAGATTATGTCAGAAGAGTTATTCTCAAACAAACTGATTCTGAAATTGTAGAAATTGATGAACAAATAGTAAAAGAGAAAGAAAAAGGAATTATTCCACCCGATGTAGATCCTACAACTGGACTTCCTGTTGGGGAACAACCACCTATTGATCAAGGATCTATGGGCGAAGTTCCAGTTTCACCAGAAGCTTCAACTGCTTCTGTTGAGATGCAACCAACAGAAGAAGCTCCTAAAGCCACTATGCCTAAGGGTGGTAGGATCTAATAAATACCTTAAATAAACATTGAATTAAAACAAATGGATGATTTAATTGACATGATTGTTGCTGACCAATCCCCATCAGATATCAGCGACAGAATTAAAGAGATTTTAATGCAAAAATCAGCAGAAAATATTGATATTATTAGACCTGCGGTTGCTGCATCAGTTTTCGGAAATGAAGAAAATGTGGAAGAAAGTGATGATGAAGTTGCAGAGGAAGATGCAGAATAATAAATAACTATTATAGGACTTTATTATAACGATGCAAAGAACAAAAATAATTGCAACAGAAGTTGCAATGCCAACAACTGCAGGCGCTGCTTCCAGTATTAGTGAAGCAACTTGCGTAAGATTATACAATGGTTCTGGTGCTGCAGCTACGGTAAGTATTTCAACTGCTGTTGGAGCTGCAACAACCAATTCATTCACAATGGCTACAGGTGATGTTGAATTTCTTCAAAAAGCTGCAACGGATGTAATTTTTGCATCTTCTGCGTCTGTGAAAGCTGCCAAAGTAGGACTTACCAACTAAGAACCATGAAACTAATTACCGAAGAAGTAACGAATGTAAAAATTATCACTGAAGGAAAAGGTGATAATAAAAAACTTTATATTGAAGGAGTATTTCTCCAAGGAGAAATTAAAAACCGTAATGGGAGAATGTATCCCATCACTGTTCTCTCTCGTGAGGTTGATCGTTATAATGAACAGTTTGTATCTAAAGGTCGCGCTTTAGGAGAACTCGGACACCCCGATGGTCCTACTGTAAACCTTGATCGTGTTTCACATAAAATCACTTCTCTCACTCAAGAGGGAAATAATTTTATCGGTAAAGCACAAATTTTGAATACTCCAATGGGAAAAATTGCATCCTCACTTCTTGATGAAGGTGTAATGCTTGGCGTTTCTTCTCGTGGTGTTGGTTCACTCCAAACAACTAGTGAAGGTCACAAAGTAGTTGGTGAAGATTTTATGCTTGCTACTGCAGCTGATATCGTCGCTGATCCTTCTGCTCCAGATGCTTTTGTTTCTGGAATCATGGAAGGAAAAGAGTGGGTTTGGGAAGGTGGAATCCTTCGTGAACAACTCGTTTCAAAAACTCAAAAGAGAATTAATACTCTTGTTGATCAAAGAAGACTTGATGAACAGAAGTTAAATCTGTTTAATGAGTTTTTATCAAATCTATAAATTATAAATAAATACAGATTATACAAAGGTAATCGGAGAGTACAAATGTCCCGTGGTAAGAATTTACAAGAAATGGAAACCGGCACTTCACAATCCAAAACTGCTGTAAACGCTAATGCAGCTGCAGCAGAAGCACCACACAAGAGTGCAACCCCTGTTGCAACTCCTGGACAAACTGGTGCTTGGGAAGATCTTGGCGGTCCAACCCCAGAAAACAGTCGTCCAGATGACAACTCAAATACTTTAAAAACTCCAGGTGCAACCCTGAAGCAAGTTAAAGATGTTGTCAATGCTAAAGCTGCTGCAGCTGAAGCTCCTCAAACTTCTGCAACTCCTGTTTCAACACCAGGTCAAGGTGGTGGAATGAAGGAAGAAGTAGAAGAAGATGAGGATCTAGTTGAAGAAGAAGAAACTGAAGCGACTGAAGAAGAAACAGAAGCAACAGAAGAATCTGAAGAGGGTGCTGAAGAAGTGGTAGAAGAAGATGTAGATTCTATCATTGAAGAGGATGTAAATGCTCTCCTATCTGGCGAAGAAGAACTCTCCGAAGAGTTTAAAGAAAAGGCAAAGCTTGTATTTGAAGCTGCCCTTCACGCCAAAACAAAAGAAATTCAATCAGTAATGGAAGAGCACTATGCTACTGCTCTTGCAGAAGAGGTTGAAGAAATTAAACTAGAACTAACCGAGCGTGTTGATTCATACCTAGAGTATGTTTCATCCGAATGGTTAGAAGAGAATGCTCTCGCAGTTGAGAGTGGTCTCAAGACTGAGATCACCGAGTCCTTCATCAATGGTATGAAGGGACTTTTTGAAACACATTATGTATCAATGCCTGAAGAAAAATATGATGTTCTAGAGAGCATGGTAGAAAAACTTGATGAAATGGAGACAAAACTCAACGAGCAAATTCAAAGAAATATTGCTCTTAACAAGAAACTTGCAGAATCTGCTGCTGACAGCATTTTCAATCAGGTTTCCGAGGGTCTCGCTCTTTCCCAAAAGGATAAGCTTGCAAGCCTCGTAGAAAGTGTTGAGTTTGAGAGTGAAGATGACTATTACCAGAAACTGGTAACTCTTAGGGAGTCTTATTTCCCAAGAAATGCTGGTATTCCAGCAAACGAGACGGAAAATCTATCAGAAGAAGCGAACTTCCAGGAAGTGAATCATTCACCTTCTATGGACGCTTATCTACGTGCGCTTTCCAACGTTGCTAAAAAGTGATTTTTAGATAATACTCAAACCGCAGTTCAACAACACTTTTAACAGAGGTATTAAAAACAAATGGACGGAATTAATTCACAAATGTTAATGGAGAAGTGGGCTCCAGTTCTAGACTTCGACGGTCTAGGAGAAATCAAAGATTCCCACAGACGTGCAGTAACTGCACAAATGCTCGAGAACCAAGAGAGAGAACTCCGTGAGTCTGCTGAGTTCCTCGGCGAAGCTTCCCCAGTTAACTCTGCCGGTACCGGTGGATTTAGTGGTGGTGCTACTGCTGGTGGTCCAGTTGCTGGTTTCGATCCAGTTCTAATCAGCCTCATTCGTCGTTCGATGCCTAACCTCATCGCTTATGACATCTGTGGCGTTCAACCAATGAGTGGTCCTACTGGACTCATCTTCGCAATGCGTTCCCGCTACGATAACCAGTCTGGTACTGAGACCTTCTTCGATGAAGTAGATACCACCTTCTCTGGTCAGAACAACAGCCGCAACCTTTCCAGCGGATTCTCCGATGGTCTAGTTGGTTTCGGTACAACCAACCAGGATGGAACCAATCCTAACGTTCTCAATCCAGTTGGAACCGCAACAACCAACCCATCTCCATACAACGTTGGTCAGGGTATGGCGACTGGTGAATCAGAAGCTCTTGGAGATGCTGCTGCTAATGCCTTCAACCAGATGGCATTCAGCATCGAGAAGGTAACCGTAACTGCTAAGTCACGCGCCCTCAAGGCTGAGTATTCACTAGAACTCGCTCAAGACCTCAAGGCAATTCATGGTCTAAATGCAGAAGCAGAACTTGCTAACATTCTCTCCACTGAGATCCTCGCAGAAATCAACAGAGAAGTTATCAGAACCATCTATAAGGTTGCTGAGCAAGGTGCTGCTGTTAACACTGCTACCGCTGGTGTATTTGACCTCGACGTTGACTCCAATGGTCGTTGGTCAGTTGAGAAGTTCAGGGGTCTACTCTTCCAAATCGAGCGTGATGCTAACGCAAGCGCACAAAGAACTCGTAGAGGAAAGGGCAACACCATCATCTGTTCTGCAGACGTTGCTTCCGCA